CAGTCATCTTAACATCATCAGGCATTGCCTGTGGTAAGGTAGTGACACAAGAGCTAGGCATATTCTTAGGTGTCTTAACTAGTATATGTTCTAACTTCTCTTGTGTCAAGTGTTTTCTACCATACCTATGAGTATATTCTTTACAAAGTTCTATCCACAAACTATATAAGTAGCCGTAGTTTTCCTTTGTCATTCTACACCACTTGCCAGACGGATGATTAATATGTGATGCTTTGTACAATGTGTTCTCAAGATTACTATCCATCATTCGCCAACGCTTAATGTTGCGATTGTTTTTAGTTTTGTCCTGATACATATCACCATCAAGTACACGGTGTGCTGTAGACATTAACTGTGCATACTCTATAATCATCTTGACCACGTGTTTGTCGCAATGGTGTTGTGCGCAAAGTCTAGTGTCAGGGTGTAGATAAAATATATTCATAATTAGCTCATTACATTAGTGAATGTAGTTTCAAACTCCTCATTGAGAGCAGTCTCATCTTGGAAGTTGCCTTTGTAATATACATTTGCCATTTTACGGAACACTCGCTTATCAAGTCCTTCCTCATCGTGGATCTTCTTTACAATCTCACGGATAAGTTCTCGTTCTGCTTGTGCTCTTGTCATAGCATCTGAAATTTCTACAATTGCGTTTCTAACCTTTTGTGCGTTCATTATAACTCCTTATCGGGGTGTTTGTCAAGTGGTAATATAGATTCATTTTCAATGATTTTGATTATGGTATTGGTCAATTTTAAATCGGCCTCTAACCAAGAGATTTTAATTTGTAGTTCTTTTAAATGGTCTAGGTAATACTCTAACTCTCTTTGTTTACGTTCTTTGAGTTCTCTAGCGTCATCTAAAGATGTAATAAATTTGCCGTTTTCGTCTGTCATAATAGGTCAAATAATATATGTATTCGATCAAATACTAAATTTCCATTTAATGCAGTGTGTGTCTTTGTTGTATTAGTCAACCAAGCAGTTCCGTCTGCTGGCATACGTTTTATTTCATCATCTATAATCATCATACATTGTTCATTGGTTTCTAAAGGTAAATGTATTCTTTTTGTTGTGTCTGCGTGTAGTGAATAACATTTCTGTCCAGGTAACATCATAAGTCTAACACGACCAATTGAATATTTTTCTTTTAGTGTATTCAAGACTTTTTCAAAATAAGTACCAATAAAATGTTGATTCACCTCAGTAAAATTTCTACTAGTCATCAATGGCCCAGTACCGAAAAACCAATCTTTTTGGCCAGAAGGGTGTGTCAAACATATTTGATTCTTGTCACCCCAACCAACTAACTCTACTAAATTATACATTTCTTTTGTGAGTATGTCAAGATCAAATTGATAATCTAACCGTATAAAGTTATCCAAACAATGCCTCCAATGAAGGTTTTTCCAGAGGTGCTATGTGTGAAATGCTTGCTGACTTTTTATTGGCCTTAAATATAGGTGCCCATGTATTCATCCAATTATTGAATGTGTCCACATCTTTTACATCAAACAATGCTTTGGCCGCGCCAGTTGGATATTTTTTATCAGCTAGCCTAATAAGTGCTTTCTTGTCGTACATATACTTTTCAATCTGATACATAAAATTCTTTATACTAGCACAACACATAACAGTTCTGCCCTCATACCAATCAAGCAAATTGCCGTACTGTTCTAGATGTGGAATAGAAGGTGTGTTCAATACTTCATGGAACTTTTCAAGTGACAGCGACAAAGGCCAATATTGTTTTATGTCATTGTACATAACCTCATACTCTCTGTTAGGTACAAATGCTCGTGCTTCACCCACAAGAGGAGCGTCAGATGCTCTTGCTCTATCATACTTCAAAGTGTTGCCTTCGCCTGCAACAAAGTATCCATTGACAATTTCACCCAACATATAATACAGTCCTGTTTCTACTGCTCGTGTATGAGTTGTAGAGTCATATGATACATGAACATCACCGTACATACCATTCTGTAAAAAGATAAGATAAGGTATCATACGTGACACAGCACCTACTCCCAAAATATGTAAGTGTAGTTTACCTGTTTCATCTCGCACAGGCACTTGAGTAGCAAAAAACGCTTTTTGTATATCTTCAAGCGGTCCTGTACCTAGTGCCGCACCCCCCATTGCCACACCGCCTATACGATTGTGATCTTCTTTAGGCACTGTTTCAAGTATAGTGTCAGTCCATTCAAGGTAAGTTTCTAGGTCACCGCCTTGACAAATCATAAAAGGTTTGCAGGAGCTACCGTTTTGTTTGAATACTTCAATCTGTCGCTTAACATTCTCTGCTGTTTGTTTAGCATACTTGTGACGATTTGCTTTATCAAAGTATCTATTTGTTGTATCGTTTCTGTCAGATGCGCCTGTAGTAATAACAGGTATCTCATCAAAACACATACCAACATCTGCCCACTTGCTTTGATCCTGATACACTTCTTCTCTGAGTGTATTCATATTAGTTCCTTTAGGAATTTTATGAGCAAGTGTCACCATCTGTAGTCCGCCGGAGTCAGCGTGTAACTGATGAATAGATGGTTTGAGGTTACTTAGACGAGGACCGAAATTACTTTCTGCCCATGCGTTGTACAGTAAGGAAAATGTGTGACCCGGTTGGTCATCAAAAAAGTGGTGAAATATTTTGTTCACCAAATCAATGTTGTCTTGACTATCATGTAAAGATGGATTGGATAACCTCATATAAGAGGTGCCTGATGCTACGTATTCTAATTTCACGATTTCAATATCTCTATAATAAGTTTGGCTTCAGCAATAGCGTCATGTAACGCATTATGATTCACGCCTGTTTTCTGTAGTTTTTTACCCAACACATTTGCTAATGTGCGTAGGCAGTATATGTCCCAAAACTTCCACGGTAAGTGTTCACCGTAGACTTTATCTTTGTCATACCCAATAGCATAATAAGCTGATTCTAAAATACTTATATCAAAGTTAGCACCGAAGCCCCATATAGGATTACCTACTTCATAAAAGTCAGCAAACTTATGTAGTGCTTCAGTGAGAGGTACAGGGTCTTTCATCCAAGCATCCCGTGCCTCTTTACTTTGTTTTGTCCACCACTCAATTGTATTCTTGTCAAAGTGTAGTCCTACATCCTTACAAGTTTGAGGATCAATGTTTATAAAAAACTCCTCAAGTATTCCTTCTTCTAATGAGAATTTGACAGCACCAATAGACACGATACACCCATTGGCATGAGTGCTTAGTGTTTCAAGGTCTACTACAAACTGTGGTTGATTAGGTTTTATCATCTACAAGAATATTCCTGTTGCAATTTAATGTTGTCAAAGAATTCTTTTTTAGTGTCAGGGTTATTAAAGAAACTACCTTTGAGTACAGTTGTCTGTGTCAAGCTACTGCCCGCCATGATGCCTCGGTTCTCACAACAACCATGAGTCGCTTGAATATAAACACCTACGTTATCACTGCCTGTTGCTTCTATAATTTCTTTAGCAATATCATTACACAATTCTTCTTGTAATGTACCTCGTCTAGCACACCACTGAGCGATACGTGTATATTTAGACAGTCCAATAAGTTTATCAGCAGCTATGATACCTATGTATGCTACACCACTGACAGGCTGGTGATGGTGTGAACACATTGACTTTAGTTCGCTACGTACAACAAGCATACCATCATATCCATCATCTACATGATTAGGAAATGCTGTAGCATTAGGCATAGGATCATAACGACCAGCCATGAGTTCGTTCACATACATCTTAGCAAGTCGTCTTGCTGTACCCTGTGAGTTAGGATCTGTTTCTCTGTCAATAACTAGACTGTCAAGCACACCCTCAAACTTTGTAGTTAGTTCATTTATTAGGGCTTCTTTGTCACCACTTTGCATGACTTCTGAGATATTGTCTGAGGCATAATATCTTATGCCTGTTGCATTTAACCTATGTTTAATTACATCACTTATCATTATCAATGATTCCTTGATCCCAGTTTCTTGCACAATCTTCTGCGTAATAAAGACTCTTGCCAACTAGTTCTCTTGTTTCAATTAGTTTTTCATTTTCGTACATTTCCACAACATAACAAGTATCGGGTCCTTTTGAAGAACCATTGTTATAGGGTTGTTGACGAATAACGCTTGTTCTTCTTGTCATCATACCTTCTCCCAAGGAAAATCTAACCATCTACTATCATTATATAAATTACCTGCAACAAAGTCAACCTTTATATCAGGCCTTTTGTTATACATAACGGCCCATTTAGCTTTAGGAGCGTGTACTTTAATTTGTTCATATGTTCGACCAGAGTCAATAAGGTCGTCTACAATCAACACATCTTCTGAGTCATGTACTTGAATCATGTTAGTCCATTGTATATTGTCATCTCTAGTTTGCCACACAACAGGAACAAACTTAGCATTAAGTTGATGTGAAATCATTACACCGGGGACAAGCCCTCCTCTGGAAAGGCCGACTACAGTTTTAATTTTAGTCCCATCAAAATTAATCTTACCAACAATTGTTCGTACACAATCCTCAACCTCTTGCCAAGTGATAGGTACAGTTTCTATTTCAGGTTCGACAGTAAAATGTTTTTTGCCTATGTTCATATTAAGTTCCGATTTTGTTCCCATATACATAACAGTGATTACGAGTAGCTACCTTGTAGCCTTTTTCCATAGCTACATTACATATAGCAGCTACATTTTCTTGCTCTTCTTTCGTGGCGCCTGCAGGCATGATCCATATGTCAGGCTTTTTCATTTCTGCTTGCTTAGCATACCGTGTTATTTGGTCAGCATAAAAATCTATTTCACGCCAAGCGTCTTTGCTACCATTACAAACAATCTTTATAATGCCTGTACTTTTTGTACCTTCAATATATGACATAAAGTTGTCAACATCAAATGCTTGTTCTTCGCCTGCTGTATGCCACGTCTTAGGACTGATTGCCCAATGCCAACGTATACCCATGTCAGCCAAGTATATGTTAATAAAGTCTTTCAAGTCTTTGTTTAATTTTTTAGTGCCATTAGTTTCTACTGTAATGATTTTAGGTACATTGCCACGAATAAGAAACTCATTGACAATTGCTTTCATCTGTCGCTGTTGCAACATAGGTTCGCCACCAGTAAACGCAAGCATATTTTCTTGTTTGCTTAGTGGATGTGTGAATTTGCCGTGTGGTAAAAGTGATTCAAGTTTGTCAGCGGCACCTTCAATTGTAGTATCAGTGGCTAAATGCTTATACTTCATTGACCATGTGTAAGATGAGTCACACCCTTTGTCCCAGACAGGTAGATCCTCTACACGATCTACCGCAATTAAGTCGTAGTCCTTGTAGGGGAGTTCCCAAGTATCGGGTTCAGTAGGTTGTTCTTGGCCGAAACCGTTACATTCTAAGTTACAGCCGAAAAATCTAAGCCAGACTGTTGGTGTGCCTGCTAGTTCTGCTTCGCCTTGAAACGACCAGAACATTTCGGAATATCGAACCTTCATATACAATCCTCATAATATATAAGACAAGTATATTATATTTAGACATCAATGTCAAGCGCTGTTTCATCTTTTTTGTCAAAATATTTTGGCCGTCTTTTCGGCACATTTGAATTGGACTTTTTGAGTTCTTCTCGGTCACGGGCATTCTGGTCAAGTTGTTCCTGTACCCAGTTTAAATACTCGTAGTTACCAGAATCACCTTCGATCTCATCTAATAGTTGTTGAAGGTCAATGCTCTGTAGATATCTGAGTTTAGTTTCAGATTGTCTGGCCTCTTTCTTAATTCTACGCACAAAAGAATAGTAAGTAATTTGTGTGAAGTATGCGAAAGGGTTATTGGATTTTTCGGGGTTGAAACGATCAGCATACCTTAGGCAATTTTCAATGCCATCAAGTATCATTTCATCCCGGAAAGTATAGTTTACAAAATTAGACTTATAGGCCAAATGATTTGAGATCTTAACAAAACATTCGCCCAAGTAATTTGTGCATTGAGGTTTCGGATTGCCTGCTGACTCAGCAGACGCAATTTCATCTTTCCAGTCTTTCATAGCCTGAAAAAACTTTTTGTTGTCAATGTAATGTGCAGTTGCTTTTTTCTTCATCATGTACCCATTATATAGTTTAAATTATATTTTGTCAAGCGCTAAATAATGCTTGACATCCATTCACGGTATTGTTATACTTGTGCTGTCGGCATGAAAGGGATAGTTTAATGTACGATCTTATCCTTTTTAAGTAACATCTCATCTAAGACTTCTTTCATATATTCTGCTTCTTCTTTTGTGTATTCAGGCTCTTTGTTGCTGACATAAGCATTACCATCATAAGACATACCTGTTTTGTAAACAGTGTTCACCATTTCTTCATACGTAGATATTAATCTTTCATCTAAATCAGAAACATACAGGACATTGTAAGTGTCAATGACAATCTCTTGGTCTTGTGTCATCACTAAAAAAGGCCTAAGCACCATTTGTTCGCCTACAACCTTACCTGCCGAGTCTTGCATAGGTTTAGAATATACTTCTAAAGGATTCACAATCAATACATCTTCTGGTGTAAATTCTATATCGCCCACGACAGTAACATTATTTGTCAGTTTAATAACTTTATAATTATTCTGCATTTATAGGTACTCTTACAAGTTTGTAGTTGAATCCTTCTTCATTATAAATTTTTATACGCTCTACCATATGATGTAACGTATAATTTTTCTTAGACTTCCATTGTAAGTCATCACCTACATCAAACAAGTTACAAGAGGTTTTGTTATCTCCTTTACGCAACCCTCGACCAATACTTTGTAAGTTTCGTATTCTGCTTTTACTCGGTGAAGCAAAAACAATATTATGTAAGTTTCTAATATTTATGCCTGTTGAAAATGTCCCATATGACGCAATAATAATAGCGTCTGTTTCTTCCTCTGTTATAGCACGTATCTGTTCTCTTGTGTCAGTATCAGTACCACCGAATACAAAAAATACTTTTCTATCCGGACACTTTGTTGAAATCATATCGTGTAGAATTCTACCGTGCTTCTCTACATATTGAAACAACACAAGTGTGTTTCCTTCTTGTGTGATAGACAAATTACGTATAACTAAGTTGCGACTGTGATTCGATACAAGCCAATCCATTTCTTCCTGATATGTCATACCTTTCACTGTTTTTCTGTCAGCATCAGGGTAATCTAATACCATTGCTATAATTTTTAAGTCAGCAACTTGATTAGTGTCCATCAGTTTCTTTGTAGTAATAACTTTTTTGACCTGTCCGAACACACCTTCTAATACTAGCTTGTGTGTCTTTGTACCGTCAAGTGTACCTGTTGTACCGATACGATAGGGAGAGTTTACACATTTGTCTAATATAGTAGTAAGAGATTTTGCTTTGAATAGATGAGCCTCGTCACCATAGATAACATCAAACTGCTCGAACCAAGACTTAGGAAACTTGTATATAGATTGCCAAGTAGATATAGTTATAGGATATTCGTTTGACTTTTCTTTGCCGCCATATATTCTATGACAGTTCTCGGACACAGCCCAATCATCTGCGGTTGCGTAGTCTTGGAAGTCACCATACATTTGCTCAACGAGAGACGTTGTTGGGACAATGATGAGTTGCTTTCTGTTAAGATGTTGATGATAACGAACCAAGTTATAAATGATAAGAGATTTACCCGAAGCAGTTGGTGAAAGGAGTAATGCTCGCCCATTGTTAATTGCCGTCTTGACCGCATCAACTTGATAGTCTCGTATTTCAATGTCTTTGCCTCCGCTTTGTAGCTTTAATTTTTTAGCAAAGTTTTCTACGTACTGTGTTGATACAGGATCACCTATATCTTTTATGTTTATTTCGATAGGATATTCTAATGTGTTAGCAAACTCTTTTAAGTAAGGTAAGAGCCCTACGTACAGTTCTTGTCTGTACATATTATATAAACGTGCTTTGCCATCCCACATACGTGAGCGATACAGCGGCATAAACTTAGCACCGGGTACATCAAAAGTAAAGAAATCATTGAGCTCTTGTGATATACCTGGCTCTGTTTCTATCTTAAGATGTACTTCATTTTTCTTGCTGACTTTTATCACATTAACCCATTAGTAAACTTCAAAAATTCAATAGTATTTTTTATATCCCATGTTCTACTATTTAGTGACTTCATAACATACTCACACTGATACAAGCAAGCACGAATATATTCTACTTTATCTACAATTTTCATAACATCAGGATCACTGTCTAATACTTCTTGCATTTCTTGTTTTAGCGGTTGGTTGCCTAAATATTGCTCCCAGCCAAGACCATCTAATTCTTCTTTACTGAGTTCGCCTCTAAAATATCTACCTTTAATTCTACGTAGGGATAGCATTTGTGCTTCGTATTTACGTAGCTGTAGTTTAAAAGTAGTAAGATAGTTTAAATATTTGGCGTGAAGTTCAGGAGTCTTTGCAGATTCACTGCCGAGATTTAATTCGTCAATCTTGCAATCGGACTTCCATTCCTCTTGCAGTTCATTCAATGTAATCATAATGTACCTGTATCAATTTAACAATAATGTATATATTTATATTGAGTTTATCTTATACTGTCTGTACCTAAATGATGCTAAACCTATAAAATATTCTGAATCGGTCAAATCAAAATCTAGACCACTTAATGCAGTTGGATAAGAGTTTTGAAAAATAATTTCTATAGAGGGATTATTATTAGAATCTAAAACAAACAAACTTGCGTCACTAAAGAGACCTTCAATTGTTTTTGCTACAGTTTGCCCAGGAAATCTATACAACTGATTCTGTAAGTAGGCCGTATATTCTTTTGTGTCTTCTGGATTACCCAAACCCCTCATCCAGTTATATAACTCTTTATAGTTAGCCATGTTTTCCTGAATAAGAAAACGAATGTTTAAAGTACCAAAAGTTAGCTTTTCGCCTGGTTGAAAGAAATCTTGCAAGGGTGTGGAAACTTGAGCCTCACCGATAGTGATGTCTGGGATATTTGCTGATTGACAGAAAAAAGAAACATTCGGCAGGTTGTGAACCTGAAACTTAAAGCCATTGGGTTTTAAGTAGTCAAGTTCACCTGGGTTCCCTGCATCAAATGTTGCTTCTGATATATTAGCTGTGGGTGTGTATGCCATAGTAGGTACCTTGTGTGTATCTACTATTTATAATACCTGTAAGTCTAGGTACAAAGTCATGGTTTACAGATAAGTGCATACAGAATAATACATACAATGCGTAATACTTAGAAGCCATAGTTAGCAAACACAATTGCCGCTGGCAATCCGAAAGCTATAACTACAGTTGATACTGCCTGAAGTGTTGCGAATGCGATTTCACGCTTTTTCATTTCTTTAAGTCCTTGCCTTTTGAGCATTTTAATATCGTTAGTTATACTGGTGTGTATAGGAAAGTAACATATAGTGCTACTTTCCGTACTATATATAATAAACAATATTTTCAGACTTGTCAAGCATTAAATGCAGGGTGGCCCTCGAAATACATCTGAATCATTACGTGTATGGCCGTATCGCAAACGATAAGGATCGTACAGAATGTCAGAAACATGGGAAGGCCACCGTACACTATGCAGTTCTATCAAATAAATCGGCCGCGTTACATTGTAGCTGGGCTCTACAATCTCTTATGTTTCTTTCCCATTGTAGTGGACTAGGCATCCAGTCAAACTCTGTACCGTCACGGTAAATATTAGTGGGGTTATTACATCCCACCATGGCAATACTAATTGTTAGGAATAAAAACTTCTTCATACTAGTTTCTCCGTAAGTTATCCATTACAGGAAACAGGTCGCTATCACAGCGAGCTAACAACACTATTTATAATACGTATAAAAATTGTTTTTAGTTTAGATAAAAAAAGGGGCTACAATGTAGCCCCCTCAAAAATGTCCCTATTGGGATTCTTTTTATTTTTTTCTTACATCAAGTTAGTAACTTTAACTTTTCTGTAATACTGGTTACGTGCTGCAGTGAATGTATCACCGTCTGTAGCGCCGCCATCAGTAGTAGTAACGTATGGGTTAGCAATCATACCGTAACGAGTCTTGAAGCCAATCTTTGGCTGGAACGTGCCAGGATCAATCGCTCTAACCATCTGTAAAGGAACATACGGACAGTAGAATATACCAGCGTCATAAGGGCTAGTACCTTTGTATCCAGCTACGTAGAACTGAGAAGCTGCACCAGTGTTGGCACTGTAAGGGTCAATGTATACTCTGTAGCGACCATTGAGAACACCTGCGAAAGTGTTACCAGTGTCATCAACCTGCAGGTTAGTGCTAAGTGCAGGAGTATAGTCAAGAACGCCTGACATTGCAAGAGCAGAAGCTACGTCAGAAGAACAAATGATAAAGTTACCTTTGCCCCTACGAGTGTCTTGTGCAATTACGTTGGCATCACGCTCAATGTTGAACATGAGGCCTTTAAAGCGTTCTACTGACCAACGACCGTTACTGTCAACGTCAAGGTCGAAAGTACCAGCAGTTGCAGTTGAAGCTGCGCCGTTTTTAGCTACTTTGTAGATAGTACGAATAACTTCACGGTTGATTTCAGCGAGAATTTCCTGAGAAAGAATGTTGCTCAGTTCGCTTTCTGCGTCAAGACCATGAATTGCTTTCAGGTCCTGGGCAAGTTCAACAGTGTATTCTGCTTTCAGAGCACGTGACTTGGCAGTTACAGTAGTCTTCTCAATTGAGAATGCCATTTCCTGCATAGTAGTTGTATCGCCGAAGCCTTCAGCAGTTGAAGTAGATACACCAGCACCAGTAGTGTAAGCACCATCAACAGGGTTAGAACCAGCGTGGTTAGAACCGCCGTTACCAGAGAAGTCAGAGTCAGCTTCGTTAAACAGGGCTTCTGTGCCTGTCTGGGAAGAGTAATGCGACTTCATGGCAAAGATAAGACCAGTAGGACCGGTCATTGGCTGTACACCAGCTACGTCATAAGCCATCAGATTGGGAAGAGCTCGTCTTACCAGGCTGATTAGAATAGGATCATAGTTGTCTACAGAAGCGCCAGTGGCATTTGCGTGTGTTGCTTCGAAAAGGGCTGATTTTTCTTCGCGCAGCGCCTTCTCTTGATTTTCGAGAACTACAGCAGTTACCGCTCTTTTGTATGGATCTGCAATTTCAGGCAGGCTCTCATGCTTAAGAACAGGTTCCCACTTCTTCTCAACTTGTTCAGATAAAAACATTGAAGTTTCTCCTTATTGTTGTTATAAACTAACTTTATTATTTATAATAAATTAAACTTTTAAAACTTTGAAGACTTGCTAATAGCCTGAGCATATCTGCCCATTATATTATTTTCCGTAAGATTAAGTTCGTCTACTGTGTCTTCTAATGTTTCATTTGATTCAACGATATCTTTACGAAAATAATTTTCTTTAACTACCTTTAGCTTAGCTCTGTAAGAGTCTGCACTAGTATAAGATATATCTTCTACCATAGTAGCAAATTTTTCAGCCTCAGTGTCTGCTAAGTCCTCTGAAATGTCAGCAAAAATGTTTTGCTTCTTCAGAGCTACAGCTTCTTCATTAAGCTCTATATTCTTGTTGACCTGTTCATCTAGTTTAACCTGTAGGGTATCTAGTTTGGTCTGCATTTCAGAAAGTATATCATACTTTTCTTCAGGCACTTCAATGTAATGTTCAGTGAATACCTGTTGCATACCTTTAATGAAAGACTCTGTAACTTCAGAACGAATACCGTTTTCAACAGCAAGTTCGTTTTCTTTCATCCAGTTCTCAATACAATAATTGAGGTACTTGTCAACATTTTCAACCATTTCTTCTAGTTTAGCGTCAAATTCAGCGTTAGCCTGTTCTTCAAGCTCGGCTTCAATAGATTCGACTTCGTTTGCTACACGGGAAGTGACAACTGCTTCAAAAATTTCAGCTGCCTTAACTTTAAATTCTTCTGTGAGGTTTTCGTCACCTTCAAAAAGAGCATTGAGATCTTCTTCAAAGAGAGCGTCACCTTCGTCTACAGCGACTTCCTCTTCTTCGATTTCTTCAACTTCTTCTTCAGCAACCATTTCGACTTCTTCCTCAACGGCTTCATCTTCTACAATTACTTCATCTTCTTCAAGCTCAGCTTCTTCACGATGTACGTTGCCCGCAGAGGACTTCTTCATTACATCAGTTTCGCTTGGCTTGTCGTTGACAAAGTTTGCAGGAGCTTCTTTAGCACCGTTACCTGCAGGAAGAGTACCATCTTTGCTCGCTTTACCTGAAGCAGCCTTACCCACGGTTGAAGTCAACCCACCTTCTGCGTTGCCAGTACCACTAAGGTCTTGCATCTCAGGATTGGCGTTTGAATCACCTTGAGTAGGGTTGCTATCGTCACGAGCAGTGAGCTTGTCTTTAGGGCGGTTTGCTGCACCTTCCATAAGCTCTCTGATTTTAGACTCTACACCCATTGTTTTATCTCCTTTCGGTTAGATTTATAACTTGTCTTGTATATTTATACAAATCAAATATTAGATAACTTATTTAAAAACTCGTTGAAAGCTCTCATCTTAGCTTCTGCCAAATCTTTACTGTTAGCTTTCTTAATAAATTTTTGTGTTTCTTCGATCTCTCGCTCCTGCCAGACACCTTTCACAAAAACCCATTCTCTATTTTCCATAATACCCTGTACATAAGCATCAGGGGCTGATGGATCTGCTACGATGTCAGCAGCAGTGGCAAGCATAAAATCATCTTGTACTTCATTTATACCTTTGCCATTTTCTTTAAGTGAACCGAGACCGCGTGATGATACACCTAGGCCGGCACCCTCTTTAATCAAACTTGAGGCAATATTACCCATAGGGGTGTCAAGTATTTTAGCCTTTCCAATCCAGTTGTCACCGTCTTCTTTAAGAGAGGTAATCATATGTGAAACACGGTCTAAGTTAATATTAGGCCCGTCTGGGTGTCCAAGTTCTCCATATGCTCTTTTAGTGTTGACTTGTTCTTTCATATAACGATCTACTTCTTTCGCCATAATCTCTCTGGGATAGACACGACCGTTTCTGTTTTGTAAATTAGACTGTAGAAAGACGCCTTCGATATAGAGGCTCTTCTTACCTGTCTCAGCGTTTTCTTCTACAATAAACTGTAGATCTTCATTTAATTCTTTTATTAGTCTCATTAGCCTAAGTCTCCGTCAGCGCCTTGATGTTGCTGTGAACCGTAACCTGCAACCTTAGCACATTCAACAATAACAGTACCACCAGCACCAGCATTGTCAATTACTATATCAATGTCCTGATCGTTTTCGTCATTGTCAGAAAACCCGTAGAACTCCATTTCACCTGTGCCGGACAGTTCGTATAATACTTTTCCGTTTCTTTCTACTTGTGCTGCCGTTCCGCTAGCAAGTGTCCACTGTAATCCTTTGATATTAACAGCTGGACTACTTTGTGTTTCAGTGGACTTTTTGAGTGTGGTTTCTAGAGCTATGGTACCTGTAGCATTGACGCCTCTGACGGCCACAACGCCCTGGACCTGAGTCAGTTTTAATACATCTACTGTGACCGCCATCTATATCTCCGTTACTTTTTCTTTTTATGATTCATGTGAGATTCTTGGGCAAGTACCTGAACGCCTTCTTCTGAAATCTCAACTTGTTCGATGCCATGCTCAAACATAACCTTGTACCAAGCAACATTACCTTCTTCGTCAGGTAAAGCGTGTTCACCTAAAATAGGAGTGCCTTCACCGAAACCTTCTTTAAAGATTTTGGTTGCACACATATGTTTGTCGCCTTCTAATGAGCCTTTTTCGACTCCATCCATTGGCGCTTCTTGGATATCTACCTCAACGCCTTCTCTGAATTGTTTAAACGTCTTCATTATCGTCTCCCGTTTCAACTGTTTCAGGCTCGGCGGCAGGGTCTACCTCAAGAATATGTTCTTCTCCATCTGCCAAACCCATCGCTTCTAAATCTGGATTCTTAAATATGCTTTTAGCAAGCTCTGTTTTATAGTCATTAAGAGCTTCGCCCGCTCTTGCTTGCATTATGTTATTAAATTTGTCTTGGACATCATTCGGTTTACCCTGAGCCATAGACTGCATCATATCTCTAAGTGCTTCTTGTCTATCCATTATTCTTCTCCTGTATCTTCTTCACCAGCAGTCTGTTGCTGCATTGCCATTTCATGTTCTTGATCCTGTGTCATAAAAGGTTCTTCCATCTGCAATTGCATATTGATTTCTTCTAACTGTTCATCTGTAAGCATAAGTATTTCTTTTTGTACATACTCTTTACTAAACAGTGAACCAATATAAGAAGAAGCCCCCTGTAACACTTCAAATCTACTTCTCAGGATCTCTTGATTCTTCGATTCAGTATAGTAAGCATCTTGTGCAAATTTATATTGAACCACATCTTTAATATCTTTCCAATCTTCTTCAGTCATTATATTTTTCAAAACTAACTGTGTTTTAAGAAGATCATCAAACATTATAGAAAATTTCTTTCTTAACTTAGAAACAAACTTAGTAAATTTAAGTTCATCTCTGTTAATCTCAGCTGCTCGTCCAAAGTTTAAGCCAGCTTGTTGTTCTAATCTTGATACAGGAACATTCAATGACTGATATAACTTCTTCTGAAAGTATTCTATGTCCTCTATCTGTCCTAAGTTCTGTCCTGCTGGCAGTGTGTCAATTTGTGTACCCTGACTGCCTTCTCTACGTGGAAGCCAAAAGTCTTCTAACATAGACATAAACTTTTTATCGTCCCTAACTTCACCTGTGTCAGCATCATATACCAATTTGTTACGATACCTATCCATAACATCTTTTAGGTACTGTTCAGCGCGGCCACTTGGTAAGTTACCAACGTCAACATAAAATATTCTGCGTTCAGGAGCTCGTGTTATACGATAAATTACCGCTGCGTTCTCCATCATTCTAAGTTGATTAGCAGGCCTGATTGCTTTATGTAGATAAGACACTGGAATGTTTTTGTCTTGATCTACTAACCCACTTGGACAATAAACAATTGCATCTTTTGTAATTTTTAGTGCATTGTCTGTGTCAGCAGCTCTATATTGTCCGGGCTTATTTGCTATACCCTTTTCATTAAATAAGAAAAATTCTTCTGTACTTTTAATGAAAGAAACACCCTGTGGATTTTTTTCTTTCTTAACTTCTTTGACCTTTGTAATTTTACGTGGGTCAATGTAACGTATATCTTTTATACCTTCTTGTGGCTTTTCAGTATCAATTACCTTGTGAAAGTACATTCTACCGTCGATATACCAACGCCTAAAGTAATCCTGTGCCCTATCATTAAATTGTAACATGGATATAATGTTATCAAATTCGTCAAATATTTTCTTTTTTATCGGGCCCGAAAGTCCTGTGCTGTCTAAATCCAACTTTACTGGAAACTCATCATCAAGATTAGCAATAGCGTCATTCACAATATCTTCAATGGCGGCATCGACATCGGCCATCATAGCAATGTCTCTGTACCTTTTGATTAACTGGGCTTCAGTGTTAGCAACGCCTTCAATATCTAAGTAAGTGCCATAATAGCCACCTGCTCGTATACTTTCAACACCGCCATCATCCGTGGGCGCCACAAAGGATTTCTCACTTTGTGGCGGTTTACCCCGAGTTATTTCAAACCCAAATATCTGCATAATTTATAGTCCTAACGATTATACGTTATCGTAATGTTGATACTGGAATGTTACAGTATATTCTTCCAGTATATCATTTTGCGCATATGCTAATGCAATTTCACTCATCTGTATTGGGAAAGCATTGCGTAGTGTGTAAGTACCACCTGGCAATACCTCATCATTTCTATCTAAATGCTGTATAACAACATCCGCCTGATAATCTGCAGGTGTCAAAATACCTGAGTTACCACCTTTGCTATTCATACCTTCCATCCAAGCCTCAAAAGGTTGACGCAAGGACTGCGCTGTATCATTAACAATAGTAACTGTCCAAGGATCAAAAATTCTTTCACCAGCTAACTTAACCTCACGACCTCTGTACTGAATAATCGCTGGATTAACAGTAGAAGCCGGAACAGCCGCTCCAGTAACCAACAAACTGTACGAGGTATCGACACCAGTTACGTAACTAGGAAAGCCTAAAAGGACTCTAAACTGATTGGGACGAGCGCCCCCAGCTCCAAGCCTTGCTTTAAACTCTGTAATATTCATCTATGTCTCCTGTTTTAATTTTATTTATAACTGTTAGCCGCCGACCTCTTCAAACGCTATACCTGTACGAGTAGCAATGAAGTTCAGCTGGATAAAGTTAATAGATCTTGCAGGTTGAATGAATATGTCCGCTACAAAAGAGTTTGTATCTATAACCTGGCCTGTGTTATTTGTTTCATCACACACGACCTTAAAGTTATAAATCCCCCTACGTCCTTGAACATCACGCAAGAAAGGCTCTACCAAGTTTTTAAATTGTGAGCGTGTAAATGCGTCATTGAATTCAAACAACTGAAATTTAGCTGCCGTAGCAATTGCTTTTTCAAGCGTAATAAACAGTCTGCGAACATTGATACGATCAAATGCACTGGGCTTCTCAAGCATAGTCTTGTCACCAAACAATACAATACCTGAACCAGGGAAACCTACGATTGGGTTAATGCCATTTTTATAAAGAGTATCTCTTTCAGATTTCTTAGGAGACCAAGCCATCTTAACAGCATTTTTAATAGCACCCCTATTGTATCCTGCAGGAGAGAACCAAGGATCTGCTACGTCATCAGTCTTAGCACACAGTCCAGCAACGTCACCGTTACAAGGAACATATACATAAGAATCTGCATAACGGTTGTACATATATTTCCAACCAGAATCGAAAACAGCGTAAGAGGAACGAGTGTAAGAGGCAAGTTCGCCAACACAAGCGGTTGCTTCTGAGCCTGCGTTATCTAATACTGAAACGGCAAGTGGTGAAATAAATACAACACAGTCTTTACGTATTTCACATACACTGTCGATTACGTGGTCACCAACAGTAGCTTCTGCGTCACCTACGAAAATAAGGTTAACGTCTACGAGTTCGTCATTGGCAAATAAATCGTAACCAGATATAAAATTGGCAGCTGAAATAGTGCCGTCTGCTCCACCGGAAAGAGAAACTACTGCTTCTGCCTGAGTGTGACCTGCCGCAAAAGTAGTGGCGTCAACATTATTTGAGCCCCAAGTAGTAGCGGCTGCTGGACCAGCTGCCCACCAAATATATTCTGAACGATTGTTGATTACATCTTTGTAATAGTTTGAACGACCAAGTGAATCTTTAGCATCGGCTGCTTTAGAAACACCTGCAAATTTCTCTAATACAGTACCTGCTGTACCTGAAAAATAACCGTCCTCATCAATTACAATAATGTGAAATTCATCTTCAGATGATCCATTATCAGAGGCGTGCTTAGTGGTACCGGGAGTATAATCAAATTGATTATTGTATGCCCAAGCTGAGTAAGTTGCTGTACCGTCTCCGGTGCTATCAGCAAAAGAAACTTTTAAGCTGTTACCTGCCGCGCCAGGATATTTAGCAGTCCACATACCATCAGCAGCTACGCCATTTTCGTATGCTCTTTCATTTGCAATCTGAGTAGCACCGCTACCGCTAGAAGTTGCGTTATAAGAAGCAGCATTGATTGCTCGTACCAGTTTCAAAGTATTTGTGTATGCTAAGAAAGAAGCCGCCGCAAACCACTTGCGATTGTTGCTAGATTGAGGTTTTCCAAATCTTTTTACTAACTCGTTTTCAGTGCTAACGTCAACGATTTCGTTTCCTGGACCCCAAGCAGCTTGTATTACAGTACCCCCGATGGAAGTTCCGACCGCGGGAACAACACTAGTGAGGTCTTTTTCTGTTACCTGTACACCAGGTGAAAGCTGAAAAGCCATATTTATTCTCCTCGTTTATAAAATCAGACTATGTAATAGTGTATAGAACATTATTCATCTGATTATTTATAAGATTTAATATTTATATCCTAATTCTTTTATTTTACTGATATAATTTTCGTCTGTAATCCAATAATCTCCAGAAATAACTTCCCCTTTAGGATTATCATTTGATTTCACATGAACAAAAGGTGTAAGTTCTTGTGAGATTGTTCTCATTTCTTTGTTATACAGACCTTCTCTGGTGTTTACGTCCACTAATTCCTTAAAGAAAGGCATAGTAGACAACCAGCCGAATAGAACCATGCACATTACTAGGTCATCGTGATATCCTTCATCCGCCTGATACCCTTGACCTTTCTCAATAAACGTAGAGATTTCGTGTATAATCTCTGCATCAAATACTAACAGTTTCTTTTCTTCCATAAGAGACTTAAAGTTAAAACACCCCTGCCTCTTTACTTGTTTAGAAGTATTAACACCCAAACGTGTAGCCCTACCAAATCCAGGAGTTACATACTGTCTAGCTTTTTCGGTTACTGTAGTAAATATATTTTCATATTCTATTTCTTCGTGTAGAATTTCTACAATTTGCCCACCAATATCATTGTTTTCACACAATATGTAAGCATTATTAAAGTCTCTACCTAACTTAGCTATCACCTCAGGATACAGCAAAGGTGCTATTTTATTATTTCTGTATGTTGCCACTACCTTATATGGCATTTCTGTTATATCTGTTACAACAAAAGCAGAGTAGTCTCCGCCAATACCTCTAGCAGTGTCTACAGTAATACAATAATAATGTTCTTCTTTTGGTTCTTCATATATTCTTAACCCGTCATCGTTATAGAATATGGGCTCTTTGGAACTCAGTGTAGCAATAGTTCTAGCATTGATAAGTGTATTACTAGAACCGAGAAACTCACAAAGTACCTCTTGGTTAAACTTTAGTTCGCCAAGAAGTTTAAGTTGTTCTTCTGCCCACTTCTCATCTCTACCGGGTATTTCTTTGTACGGAATAAAATGATGAACAAACCCGTTCGCTTTCTTTTCTGCCTCGTTCCAAAACTTCCAAAAGTGATTGTATCCTAATGGAGTTGAAGTGAGTAGAATCTTTGTAGTTTCACCAGCAGAAATAGTAGGATATACAGAAGCAAAGAACTCTTCCGCAACATTGTTTGGAATGATTGCCGCTTCGTCAATGTACAACCAGTTTACAGACTTACCACGAATACCTGAAGTAGTCGTTGCTGCTGTGAATATTCTACAATTATTTTCTAATTCAACGTCACCCTTGTTCCATGTCTTTACACCCTGCTGCA